TTAGCGAGTGGTACGAAACTCTGATCGAGACCATCAACGACGTGTCGGCTCAAATCCACAGAAAGACTCTGCGTGGCGGTGCAAACTTCCTCGTTACGTCTCCTGAGGTTGCTAACATTCTTGAGTTCACCGCTGGCTTCCGCGCCAACGTGACCCACGACTCTGATCGTGGCACTGTGGGTGCTGTGAACGTTGGTTCTGTGTCCAAGAAGTTCGACGTGTACGTCGATCCGTACTTCCCACGGAATGTTATTCTGGTTGGTCGTAAGGGTGGCTCGTTCCTTGAGAGCGGCTATGTTTACGCTCCTTACGTTCCGCTGCAAGTCACGCCGACTATCTTCGGTGTTGAGGACTTCGTGCCCCGCAAGGGCGTGATGACCCGCTACGCTAAGAAGATGGTTCGTCCTGATATGTACGGTCTTGTCATCTGTCGTGGCCTCCTTGGCGAGGAAGGCGCTAGCTAGTAGCTAGTTAGTCTTCACGACTACTAAGCCCACTCTCTTCGGAGGGTGGGTTTTTTTTGCTTATAGTTTAACCTGATACTATTTATAAGTGACTTGAGATTATTCTCCTGGGGCGAGGCCACTGCCCCTTGAAGAGATATAACCGAAGTGGCTGGTTATATTTCGTGATTGAAATCAAGTTATCGATAACTTAAAGGAGAAATTAAAAATGGGAAATCGAAGAATGGGAGCGCAGAGATTAAACTCTCTTATGCGTCAAGGCTCTACAGGAACAGATACATCTTACCAGGCTGGTGCCGGTATCTCCGGAGCTATACTTGCTCACCGTATTATTAGAGATGGTGTTTTCGTGATAACTGAAATTGTTCTCGATCTTGGCACCACAGCAGCTGACATTAGGGCTGGTGGTGTTGATGAGCCAGTTGGAACTCAGGGTTCAACAGCGTCTGCTCACTTAATGTTGTGGGAAGATGACATTCATGGTGTCTTGCAGTCAACTGAGACTTTCATTGCAGAGGCGTTAACAACTGTTACTGCTTGTAGTATTGCTATAGGTGATGCCGAAGCAGCGATCTCTGAGGCCCTCACTAACAGAGCAGACGTTAACGCTGGGTTCGCTACTAACGCTAAAAGAGTTGGTGCGGCAGCGGTTAACAGTGCTACAACTGATGGTAAATACATGTTCCTAACTGCTGATAATAACGCCGATACTACATTCAATGCTGGTCAGCTAACTATTCGCTTCATTGGAATGAAGACATCAGAAATCTCAGCTGATTGATAAGGAGAGTTAAGTATGCGTCTTACTACTAAACAAGAAGAAAAGGCTCAGCCAAAGCCCGCAAAGGCAAAGGCTGCCCCCAAGAAGGCAGCCGCCAAAAAGTCTGCTCCTAAGAAGGCAGCACCTAAGGCCGAGGCAGCCGAGAAAGAAGAATAGTTAAGTAAATATATTAACTATAAACCCCGTATGATATCTTTCATACGGGGTTTTGTTTTATCTCAACTAATTACTATGTATTAGGAGAATATATGTATGGCTCTTCCAACCTTCACCCCTAAAAGCAATTCAAGCAAGGTCATACTTCCATCTACAGGAAGTACAATTGTTACGGCAGATGGTGCCGGTAATGCTTCTAATTATCCTCTTGGTATTTATACTACCGGAGGGGATCTCTTTGACGAAAACTTTGTTTCTGGCGCTGCGGATCAAGTTGCTTTCGTATTTAAAAAGCTTGGTGGCGATGTTCTTGATATTGAGATAACACCAGCGAATGTTTACTCTGCCTACGAAGAAGCAGTTTTAGAATATTCTTACCAGATCAATTTGCATCAGTCAAAGAATACACTTCCTAATGTACTGGGCCAAGCAACAGCTTCGTTTGACCATGACGGACAGATGACTGGTGGGGATGCCAGTGCAAGCTATGGCTCTAAAGTTAATCTTAAGTACCCAAGATTCCGTTTTGACTATGCTAGAAAAGTTGGAGATGGTGTTTCGGAGTACGCTGGATTTGGAGGCAGCCTTACCGAATATTCTGCTTCGTTCAACACTACAGCTAGTCTTTCAACTTATGATTTACAAACGATTATATCAGGGGCGTCAGCTACTGGTCTTGACCAAGGGACAGGCAACCCTGTAGATTTTAGTGGACTGGTAGGAAATAATAAAGTTCGTATTACTAGAGTTTATTACAAAACGCCAGCGGCCATGTGGAGATTTTTTGGCTACTATGGCGGCATTAATGTTATTGGAAACATGATGACTTATGGTCAATTTGCCGATGATTCTACGTTTGAGATCATCCCAGCTTGGCAGAACAAGATGCAGGCTATGGCATACGAAGATCATATTTACACTAGAGTGTCACATTACTCATACGAGATTATAAACAATAAGCTTACCCTTTATCCTCCGCCTAGAAACAATACCGTGGATAGATTCTTTGTGAAATTCACTGTTGAGCGAAATGCGTGGGAAGAGGATGGTGATATTGATTCTGGCATTGCTGGTATCAATAATATTAACTCTCTGCCTTTTGATAATATCGCTTATTCAAGTATCAATGCCATTGGTAAACACTGGATTAGAAGGTACGCTCTAGCTCTGTGTAAGGAAATGTTAGGCCAGATCAGAGGTAAGTTTGGAGGAGCAGTCCCTATTCCTGGTGACAATGTTACTCTTAATGCTGGAGCTCTTCTATCGCAAGCTGCCGCAGAGAAAGCTTCTTTAATTGATGAAATTAAGAAGATTCTAGACGAAACAACCTATCTGCAGTTGGCGAAGAATGACGCAGAGATCATGGAAGCAGCTAGTAACGTCAATAAGAAAGTTCCTTCACCCATATTTGTAGGATAAGTGAATGGCTAAAAAGTGGAAACAACCTGAAGCCCCTCCTCCTCCGCTCTTTACAGGAGCTAAGGAGCGTGATCTTGTTAAGCAAATAAATGACGAAATCATTGAGAGAGTTGTAGGACAAACAATTGGATACTATCCGATTGACTTAGAAGCAACTAAGTTTCATGATTTGTATGGCGAAGCGATACAAAAAACTTTCTTACCACCTGTGGCAGTCAAAGCTCTGGTTGAGTTTGGGGGACTAACAACAGAATACTCTAAGAACATTGGTTTGGACAAGACTCAGAGCATCACTGTTCACTTCCATAAAAGAAGACTGACAGAAGATCAAAATCTTTTTGTTCGAGAGGGAGACTTTGTTTTGTACGGCGATTCTTTTTATGAGATCGTTACGCTGTCTGAGCCGAAGCTACTCTACGGACAGATCGACCATAAGTTAGAAATTTCAGCTAAATGCATAAGAGCAAGAGAGGGACTATTCGATGGCACCTGATAGGAAGTACACCAGAATACCAAACGCTGATAGCCTGCTGAAAGACGTCTCTTTTATGCCATCAACTGTAGAGACTATTGATAGGGCTATGTTTAAGTTTGTTGACGAAGATCTAAATCTTTTTACTACAACAAACAAAGGGTCAGAGAAGGTGCCAGTCCTATGGGTTTCAGCCGAGAGGTCTTTCCAGATTAAGAGGGATAAAGGACTAAGAGACTCTAACGGAGTTCTGAAGCTTCCTATTATAACTGTCGAAAGAAAGAGTATGGAGAAAGATCCTAATTTCAAGGGGGTTGCTTGGTCACATATCCCAGAGGTTAACGATGAGAAAGGCGGTGCTCTTGTTGTTGCGAGAAGAATAAACCAAGAGAAAACATCAAACTTTATAAATGCAGACTCCGCAAAACTAAGAGGATCAATGACGGATCCAAATGTAGGCACAGGCCAACAAAACTTTCCATCTTCAGCAACAGCTAAAGTTGTTTACGAAACAATCTCTATCCCTGTGCCGACGTACGTTGCAGTAAAATACGATATAACCATTAGAACCGAGTACCAGCAGCAGATAAATGATCTTATTACACCTTTCATTACTAGAACAGGTCAAGTAAGAGCAATTGACCTAAAACATGAAGGCCACAAATATGAAGCCTTTATTGAAGGTAACTTTACTCAAGCAAGCAACGTAGCGCAGATGAATGACCAAGAAAGAATGTATGAAACTTCTGTCTCTGTTAAGGTTCTAGGCTACCTAATAGGCGAGGGTCCGAATAGGGAGCGTCCAAAGTTGACAGTCAGAGAGAACGCTGTCGAAGTAAAAATCCCTAGAGAAAGAGTAATTGTTGGCGACATACCGGACTTTGACGCGACAATGTCTATTCCATTGTTTTATAAAGAGTAATTTAGGGCTTTGGGCTTTTAAAATACTATTTATTACGTGAATATATCTATTTAGGAGATCATACCCTATGGCTGAAAAAAAGTTTAGATTTGTGTCACCAGGAATTTTTATTAACGAGGTTGATAACTCACAACTTCCAAACGACTTACCTGATGTTGGACCTATCATCATCGGACGAGCAGAGTACGGCCCTGCGATGCGTCCAATCAGAATTAACTCACCTTCAGAGTTTGTCGAATTCTACGGTAACCCAATTGCTGGTGGTCGTGGTGATGATGTCTGGAGAGATGGAAACTATGTAGGCCCTACATACGGTGCTTACGCAGCTATGGCTTACCTCAGAGCAGGCGTTGGTCCTGTAAACTATGTTAGACTATTGGGTGCTGATACTACAACTGCAACTGGCAACGGACAAGCAGGCTGGGGCACTGGTGGCGGAGCTTCTAATGAGATGGCTAGTAACGATACAGCCATGGGCCTCTTCTTGTTCAACTCAGGAGCCTTTGGTGCAGTGGGGGCTAACCATGGCATGTTAACAAAAGACATCGGCACTGGTAGGCTTGCCGCTATTTTCTACACTGACGGTGCTACCGTGGGTCTTGTTGGAGATAACGCTGCCGGTTCTCCTGATGAAGGTGTGCTAGGTCTCATCGAATCTACCGGTGATGGTCTAGAGTTCACAGCAGCTGTGTCGGGTAGTGATAATACAAGCTACAAGACAACATTCAACTTCGATAGAAACTCTTCCAAATACATTAGAAAAGTATTTAACACAAACCCACAACTGGTACAGAGCGGCAGAGGAGCAACCCACACAAAAGCTTCTGATATTAGAAACTTGTCTGACAAATACTTCCTTGGGGAAACCTTTGAAAGATTTGCAACTTTAAGCACTTCCGAGGGTGGCTTCATTAATAACACTAGTGCTGGCAAAGTATATGGCATTATTGTTCCTCTTGCGAAAACAACTTCCGAAGCTGATAATTTTGGTTACAATAGAAGAGGATTTGAAGACGGAGAAACAGGATTTGTTTTCTCGCAGGACACTGCAACTGACTCTTCTGGATTTGATGCAGTTACTAGAACACAGCCTCTCTTTAAGATAAAAGCACTTAACCATGCTGAATGGGCTTCAAAGAACCTCAAGGTGTCAATTTCTGACATCAAGGCTGCTAGAAATGATATTAACGGCTACGGAACTTTCACCGTTGAGATTAGAAGAGCAGGTGATAGCGATAATGTCCCAGAGGTAATCGAGCAGTTCACTGGATGTAACTTGAACCCTGCGTCAGAAGACTACATTGCTAAGAAAATTGGTGATAAGTATCTAGAGTGGAGAGAGTCAGAG